AACCTGACAAGTTCAGATTTTGTTAATGCTCTATTTTCAATCGGCGTTGGTTCAATTGAAAGGTGTCGAGAAATTGCTAAGAACTTATTCGATGAAGAAGGAGTTTCTTCTTTTGATGACTTATGTAGCGTATCTGAACAGGACGCGCGTGAAATTCTTTCAAAAATTGGACTGAACAAGATTCAAATGAACAAAATTATCGGTGCTATTCAAGGAATTCCTTGTCAGATTGTTGAACCTCCAAAGGTTCTGAAACCAGACGAAAGAACATTTTATGCTCTTGATTGTTCTGGCTCTATTGCTTTTCACATAAACTATTATTTTGAAATTTTGTCTGAAATGATAAATAAATGTCCGAAAGATTCAATATTTACTCGCTGGGATACATCTTCAATATTATGCTCAATTGTAGAAATTAAATCTTGGATTGCTTCAAGACAAGGATATGGTGCAACGAGTCCAATATGCATTGTTAAGGATATCCCTGAGGATTTTGGTCCAAATGATACTCTTAATATTGTCTCTGATGGACAAATTGGTTCATCAAGTGCTGAAAGTTTCTGTCAAGCAATGAACGCTCGGTTTCCTTTTGGACATAAATTCAAGCAAATTAAGGTCAGTTTGATTAATACTGGAGGACCAATTGACAAATCGATTGTTTCTGCTTTTACAAAATATGACTGTCCATTTGTTTTGGAAATCTATGAACGGAATGGTTCCCTGAAATCACAAGAATCGGAAAACTACTTCAAATTGTTTGACAAGCTTCGTGAGATGGAGAATCTTTCTGATTTTACACCTGAACTTAGAAGGTCTATTCATAATCTTGCGCTCGGTTGTTCTTCAACTGACCGGATTGTTGTAGAACTTCGCTCCGAAATTAAGCGACTTATGCGCAAATTTCAAGAAGAGCTGGACAGAGCTCCCCCAGAAGGAAATCCAACTCTTGATAAATTTATTGAAGAGGCCGGAAAAGAAACTATTTCGATTTCAAATTTGACTGAAAGCGTCAAGAATATGACTTCCAGTTTTCACTTGAAAAAAGCGACAGCTGGAAACCCGCTTCGCTTTCTTTTTCAAACTGAAAGCGACCTCAATCACAGATTGCTTGATTTTGAAATTAACTCCGGATTACATAATTCTGTGAATGACGGCGTTTCTGGTTTAGCTATTGCGAACGCAGGTGTTGCGGAAGAAGTCGATATTGATACTGGCGCAATGGAGGAACGATGTAATTTTGAGGACCCCATTTTAGGAGGACTTACAATCCCAATTGTTCCAATTGCGCAAGGCGATTCACTACTTCCATTGGGGAATATTTCCCAGATAAAAAGATTTCCAATGTCGCTTGGTGTCAATGACGGAATCTTTATGGCTCCAATTGGATTGGATGGATTTGCTGAAATCGTTAAACATTCGGAAAAGAGTGGATTGAATCTTTCACATCCTCTTACCAGAGTCTCAATGCGCGATGCTGGATTTCTTATATTTCCGGAAAGAGCAATGGATGAACAAAAAGCATCAATTGTCAAATTCAACAATTCAGCGATTGCTAAGCTGTTGTTCAAGGGAAAGAAGGTCCAAGACCCTAACCTTTTCTACTTCTGCTTCGCCCTCCGTATGTTGTCAGTCTCATTTCTTAAAGAGTTCAAGCCTCAAATTGAGGAAGAAATCCGATGGAGATTGAAGAACTCAACGACTTATGCGACTTTGTGTGGCCCATCAACCGAGTTTCCTCACGACAAAATGAGCATTCTGAATGCGCTTATTTTCACTGTTTTGTCTGCGTGTGTTTGTGAAACATCCGCTCAGAACCCGCTTCTCATGCACATTTCTTATCTTCCAAAGATTAAGAAACTGTTGGAGATTTCGGGTGTCAAATTACCAGTTGAAATCAAGAAGCATCTTGAACTTATTCAGGTTGCGATGAAACTTATGGCCGTGAATAAAAAAGACCAAGAAAAAAATAAAGGAAAAATGAGTTTGCTTGAAAATAGGAATCTTGTTGGTTGGAAGTTAATAACCGTCAAAACAGTTGTTCGATCGAATGAACAAGAACAACCTGAGCAGAATGAACAAGAACAACCTGAGCAGAATGAACAAGAACAACCTGAAAAGAAACAAAAATTCAAGGTGTCTTTTTATCCAACTGGTGTTCGCTTGAATGAAGACGAACAACTTGAACAGAATGAGATATTCAAAGAAATTCTTCAAGAAATTGTCGGATTTCCAATTGAAATCGATTTGTTTTGCTCATTGTATGACTTGTTCATCAATCAGAACGACTTCTTGAAGCTTCCGCATATCCCTTTTGGATTACCAATCGCGGTTAGTCCCCGAAATTTTACTTTGTTTAAATCGACTGACGAAGATTTTCGAAAGGCTGTTGTTGATTACGTCAAAGGCCGGAAATTCGACAAATTACCATCATTTGAACAGATTTGTTCAAAGCTCTACATTACAAAACCAGACCGGCTTCTTACAAACGAAGTTTGGGATGAATTGGTTGCGAATCAGCTGGACACAGACGAGAAGATTGAGTCATTCTGCGAAACTTACAAGTTTGTTCCTAAATATGCGAGTGGTGGTAGCAGTTATTCCTTTTGTGGAATACCGCGAACACAACATAGCACGCGTTATGGAAGAATGAGACGTCGTCGCTGGTTGAACGTATCAAAGTCTGATCAAAAAGCAAGATGCAATGGCAAAATGTAATTGCCGTTGATTTTTTTCAATGTTTTGAAAAATTTATAATATTATAAGTATATATGGACGGTGGTAAAAAGGTAAATTTGAAAAAACACGTAGCTACCGAGCGCAAAAAGCACAAAGAAGCAATAAAATCAATCTGTCATGATAGGACCTGTAAAAAGAAGGCTTCTCCAACGCGTATTCCATTGGCTGATGACCATGTCCTCTCTCATTTCGGATATTCCGAAGTTAAGAAAATGTCGTCTATTGCGCGTCATCGGGCTTTAATTAGCGCTATTAATTCCTTGCGTCATCAACACGGGGAACACAGTGCCCTTATTACAATCATACACGAACTCGTTGCGCGATACAACTTATTACATAAAAGAACGCCGGATGTAGCGGAAATTATGAAGCGGGATTCAGAGTGGGTTTCCGGATTACTTGAAAAATGGAAACGCGCACATACCAAAAAATGAGGATTAAAATTTGATAAAATTGATGGTAAAAACTTGTATAAGTTTACCATATTACTCGACTGTAAAATGTCAAAATTAACACCAAAAGTCAAAAGACATTTAGACAAAATGTCTGAATCTGAAAAAAATTCAATCAGAACTCGGATTGGAAATTGTCCGAAAATAAATCCATTTGTGGTCCATGATGGCTACATGTATTTTTTGATTGATGAAGAACTGGTTTGTGTGGAGCTACAAGAAACAAACGGAGTCTTTGTTCTTTGGTTCGACGGCCAAATCATTGAGTTCAACTGCACGACTGGAAATTGCTATATTTTCAGTTTTTCTCGAAACTGCTTGGAATACTTTTCTGTCGGCAACCATTATGAAAATGTGAATAGTCAGAAAGGATTATACGGTTTCTTGTATAAGTTGCTTATTCAAGAAAAAATCAACCGAGTTGCTGGAAGAATACCTTATTCTTTGCGATTTTTATTCAAAGAAAAAAATGTTATTGGTTATATTGAAAAAACTGGCGGAAAATTACTTAAAAGTCCGAATGATTGCTTGTCATTACAAGAAATGCTTTGTGGTATCCACAAGTTTGTTCATGCGCAATTGACGGCGTCTTTTATGAAAATTCCGTGTTTTAGACAAATTAAATTCCTTCAACAAAGTCAATGTTATCATCTTTCCATTGCTGAAAAACGTGGTCTTCGTTTGTTTTATTCTTCAAGTCTTGATAGAAGATTCAAATCAATGCATATGATTTCAATCATTCTGATGAAATTATTAACGATTCCGAATCATTTGATGAATAGAAACTTTCAAAACAATGTCCTAACTGAATTTTTGAAAAAAATGTTTTGGTCGATTCTTTCAAGAATTTGCTTGAAATTTATTCAAAATCCAAATGGTCTTCGACAAGCGACTGATGAGATTGATGAATTGCTTTCGTATTATTCAGTTAAAAGCAAATTGGAGATTACCAACGAAAAGACCACAATGACTGCTTATGTGAGAGAGATGATTAAAATCGCCAGAAAACGAAATCGAGACACTGAGCAACGACGCGATGAGTATTTCAATGAACTTGAACGCATTCATCAAAAAGAAGCCTCGATTGAGGAATATAAAACTGGAATGGCAGAATTGAATGCGATGGTTGGTGATACAATCGTTCGCCAACAACAATTGGAGAAATTTTGCGATGATTATTCTCCTCACAAGAAACCAAGGTAGCAATAAATTATTGAATTTTATTCAATATTATAATAATTGATTCTAAAAATAACATTATTTTTAGCATATAATATCATTCCATCACATAAAATGAATCGCCAAAACGGAGGAATCACACGTTCTTTGAACAACAAAACGACCGCACGTCGGTTGAAAGATGAAATGATATTTTGGGAAGCAATGGCCCAGATTGATAAAGAAGCGGCACTTGCTGCTATTCGCTCTTATTTCTTAGAAATGATTGCGAATGAAGAATAGATTGTATGAAAACAATCCATTTTATAAATATTATGTCGATGGACCCAAAACACTATTATAACTATTCGTATTGATATAAAAGTTCCTCTTATTTACATCACACGTGTTCAAACTGGACCGCAAATTATAACAAGTAATCTGCTCCGCCGGTGGAACGAAGGGAAAAGGAGGATTCGGGTTATACGGCTGTCCTGATTTTGGTTGGGAGGCTGGTCTCTTGGAGGCGTCGGGAATATCCGCGCAACATCCGAATCCGCACGGCTGATTCGTCTTACCGACGGGGACGCAAGGATTTAATTCGAGCGTTTCTAAATAACCATACGCCTTCGGAATAACTACTATTCTCGGGAATTTTTGGACCTGACAGAATACGGCTTCTTGTGTTCCGGCTTTTGCGATATTACATCCCAATGACATTTAATTTTATATAGAAAATATTATTTTTTTGCTAAAAATATATTATATATTTATATGGATAATGTTGCTTTTTGTTTTATAGTTAAAGACGGGGATAAATATTTAGAAAAAAATTTGATGAAAATTATTCAATTTGGAGATTTATATTTAGACAATTATAGAATATATTATGCTGAAAATGATAGTGTTGATAAAACAAAAGAAATATTAGATAATTTTAAGAAAAAATATAAAAATATTTATGGAAAACATCTAAAATTAGATGGGAAACATTCAACTGAATTGTGTAATAAACTTAATGAAATTAATTGTTCAAATAGAACAAGACGACTCGCTTTTATAAGAAACCAAGTATTAAATCAAGCAAAAAAATGGAAGGAATGTAAGTATATGATTATGTTGGATTTAGATTTTATTGATTTTGATATGAAAGAATTACATAATATGTTCAATATAATTAAAAAAAGTAAAAATATAAATGGAATTTTTGGAATGTCAGTATCACATAAAAATTGTTTATATGATGGTGGCTCTGTAAGACCATCATATAAATTAATTGAAATATATTTTAATAAAATTTTAGTTAAAATTGATTCTGCTTTTAGTGGATTTGGTATATATAAAATGAAATATATAGTTGATAATAATTTGAACTATAATGAGAAAACAAATCAAATTGAACATATTGATTTTAACAAACAGATAAAAAATATTTATGTATATTCAAATTTTAGACCAATATATAATAGTTATAATGGATTATGTTTTGAGAATATTATTATAAATATTATTATAAGTGCGTTATTTATATTATTAATTATATTTAGTGGATTTTTTAGTAAAGTAATCTCAATATTTATAGCAATATCGTATGTTTTTATGTTTAAAAATGAATATTATAAATATTTATATTCATAATTATAAATTCTCAATAATAATTATGAATATAAATAATCAATGTTATAGACATGAAAGAATAAGAACACACAATAAATATGATAGTCAGATTATTTTTCCAAATGTGGATATGACATATGTTCTAATAATGGTCGGTTCAAAACATGAAGAAAGAGTTCGAAAACAGTTGGCGGATTATCCATTTACTCGGAATATATATCTCCAATGGAATTATGGATTCAAAAATTGTAATAAGCATTTAGTAAAACAATATACAATTTCAGATTTATCTGATGCTTATATGATTGCTTTTAGTCATGCGATTAAACATAATTATAACAGAATTCTAATACTTGAAGATGATTTTGTAGTAAATGGAATTACAAATACTGATAGAAAAAATATATATGATTTTTTAGAAATATATAATCCTGAAATTTTAACACTTGGAAGTATACTCATGGAATCATCGGATAAGTTTTTTTTAAATAATAATTTTTTACAAGTATTTAATAAAAGAGGAACCCACGCAATTATATATAATAAAGAGACAATAAATAAATTATATATAAAATTATATAATGAAAAAAAAGATATTGATAATTTAACAAATAAATTATTTAAAAACTATAGTTATAAATTACCTTTAATTATTCAATTATTTCCAAAAACTGAAAATAGAGATAATTGGTTTGATAAGAATAGCAGTAAATTTATTATATGGTTATCTGATTTTGCTATTTGGTTATTTGGACTTGATAATGAAAAAAGATATAAAAAAACATATAAATTTATACATGATATTCATTTCAATAAAAACTATAGAATTCTAAAAAAAATATTGAATGCGATTAGTAGAAAAATATATGATTAAAATATTTATAGTATCATTTATATTTTTTTACAATTATGTATATAAATAACGCAATAAATATTAAAATATAAATTGAAACATAACATATTACATTAAAATATGTAATAAAAAAATATTGTAATTTATATTTTTTAGATAATTTATTATTTATTTTTACATTCTTATATCCAATAAGGTCTAATGTGCTATCTAAAAATGTATGACCATTTCCATGAATAAAAAATGGTCGATTATTTTTATGATATATCTTATTATTTTTTACAGTTAAATATGGATGAATTGAATCAAATGGTCTATCAATTGTTAATAATAATTCGTTTTTTAAATCAATATAAATATCATTTGGATTACTTTTACAATATTGAACTAATATTTTTTGGTCATCTAATGTATTATCACCGGTATATACTTGTTCTAATACATATAATATATCTTTTACATGACCAATATAGAGTCCAGCATTTAAAAATTTATTTTTACATTTATCAAAAACAAAATTTTCATGAATAGAAAGATAAAAATAATAAAGATTATTTGTTATTATTTTATTTTCTGATATGACTATTTTACAATTAGTTCTTTTTTTTAATTTTAAAAATACGTCCGTCATTTCATTCAAATTACGGACACATATAACATCATAACCATCAATAAAACAAACTATATCATTTGGGTCCAGTTTTTTAAGATATTGAATCATTTTATCAAATCTAAAAGTGAAACCAGTCCATTTTTCGCCATATCCTAATACAGTCAAAGGAATACCATTCTTTTTACAGGAATCAACTAAATATGGAAAATATAATTCTGAATTTGTAGCAACAGTTATTACATGAGTTTTCATTTATTTTATATAGAAAAAAATATCACAATCTCTTAATGGAGAATATATTACAATTAGAAAATATTGAGGACATCAACTCGAATTTAGAGGTTCGTTATAAAAACGACAATATTTACACGTATGCTGGGCGTGTTCTTATTTCAGCAAACCCATTCCAACAAGTCGCTACCCCTCTCCATATTCACAGGATGGTCAATGAAATTCTGGATTCCCAATCAAATAAGCATTCCGTAATGATAAGTGGCGAGTCCGGCGCTGGAAAGACGGAGACCACCAAAATAATCATCCAATATCTCGCGAAAATCACGAATTTATTCCAGTATAACCTTATTTTAGAGGCGCTTGGAAACGCATCGACCCCCCGCAATCACAACTCATCCCGTTTTGGAAAATACATTGAAATTGACATAAATAATGGCGACTTCAACTCAAAGATAACGACATACCTTCTTGAAAAGACGCGAATAGTATCAACAAAAGACTCTACCTACCATATTTTTTACACGTTCGGCTATCAGTCTAATGTCCCGTCCTACATTTCGCAACCGCGCCCCGACTGGGATTCCTCATTCCTTCAAAAAGACAACTTCCGCCAATTATGGTCAGATAGCTCCCTAGGGGATGACACATGGATTCATTTTGAGAAAATTATGGAGTTTTTAATCAATCTTCTCTGTGGGCGGTTTGAGTCGAATATGGAATGTTTTACAACGGAAGACCTAAATCGCGTTTTGACGAAGAAAACAATTACGAGTAATGAGGAGACCATTGTCATCGATTTGAATGAGGCGGAGATGACCCAAACGCGGAACACAATTGTTATGAAAATATACGAGAATTTATTTGATGGGGTTGTCGCGCTCATAAACAGGAAAATGAATAATAGCGACCTGAAACCGGAGAAACAGTTCAACATTCTGGATATATTCGGGTTCGAAGTTTTCGAGAAGAACGGGTTCGAGCAATTATGTATCAACTTCACGAATGAATGTATCCAGACCCTATTCAATAAATACGTATTTGAAGAGGAAATTAAGCTCCTTGAAGAAGAGGGGGTCTCGCACGAGAGTATAACATTTCAATCGAACCGACACATCATCGATTTTTTCCAATCGAAGCCGTCCGGATTTTTTCCGATTCTCGACGAGAAAACGCTATTAGATGTAAAATCAGACGCGAGTCTTCTTGCTTCTCTTCCGAGAAATGTTGAAGTGTATCGGATTGTTCGAGAGAAAGTAATAATCAAGCACTACGCCGACACAGTTGAATACACAATCGGTGATTTTTATAAGAAGAATATTGACCGCATTTCCGCGGATGTTGCGGGTTTCATTGCGAAAATAATGAAATCGTCTCCACTTTTTATACAGACGAAACAGCCCATGAACAAGAGGGGGTCAATTGGTGTTAGCACAATATCGTCGCAATTTCGCCAGAAGCTGAGCGAGTTAATGAACGAGCTGGAATCGTCATCACTCCATTTCATCCGATGTATCAAACCGAACGATGAGCACATTCCTAAAAAGTGGGATGTGGAAAAAGTGAGGAACCAGTTGAATTATTGCGGGATAACGAGCGCACTTAAAATTGCGAGGCAGACGCTTCCTATTCGGACGAAGAAGGAGCTTTTTAATAAAAAATACGGGATACTATTTACGCCGGCAGCTCTCGATGATATTTTACTAAGTAATGGAATTATGACGGGGAAGACGATGTATTTTTATACGAAAGCGACTGAGGAAAAATTACAAGAATTACTGGATAAAGAAATTAAACGAGTGTTCGAAATCTTTTTTGGAGTTGTTGCGAGATTGCGACCGCGACAAAAATATTCAGACGCGCGTCTTGCCCTTCAAAAAATAAGTGGCGCAATCATTTTCAGAAAATCTCGGCTGGAACTGAAAAAGAGAAAACGAGAGCGACTATGGGAAAATATAGTTTGTAGAACAATCACGAATATCCGCGCTGGAATATTATTAAATGTCAGACGAGAAGTTTGTTCTTATAAAATCGGATATTTTATAAAACGGCGGGTTCAACAAGCGGATTATAATAGGAAATTGTTTTTTATGAAGAAAATAATATTATTTTTGAGGAGGAGAGCGGAGCAGGTAAGATATATTAGCGAATATAATATATACAAAAATTCTCGGGAGGCGGAATTGAATGAACTCGAAGCGCGTTTATTAAATGAGAAACAGCTGGCATTGAATGAACTCGAAGCGCGTTTATTAAATGAGAAACAGATTGAGTTCAATAAATTTAAAGAGGAATTATTAAATGCGAAACAGACGAAATTAAAAGACGATTTATTGAAACAACATAAATCCAGCCTTAAAGAACTGGAATCGCTTTTATTAAAACAAAAAGAAACTGAACTTAAAGAATTGGAAGCCCGCCTATTGAAAGAAAAAGAATCAGAAATCCAAAAATATAGAGACAAGTTAGGAAAAGAACATAACAGAATTGAAGAACAAAAATGGTCCTTATTACAACAAATCGAAACAGAATTTACAACTACAAAAGAATACGAAATGAAGAAATCATTAGAGGAAGAGTTCAATGAATACAAGCGCCTAATTGGAGAAAAAATGGTCCAATTACAAATTGAAAATATGGAATTGAAAGAAGAAAACGCGAGACTAATAAGTTCAAAATGGACATTCTTGGACAAAATATTTTCAAACCACAAATGAGTCTATTTAACCTCTTTATCAAACTCCCCGCTCATATTATAAACAATCCCAGCAGGAACTTTTTCCGACAAAACCAAAAATTCCCTTTTATCAGGCGTATAAGTGAATGTCTTCTCCTTCTTCCACTTCCTGACCTTCGAATCTACCAGTAAATTCTTCTCCGTCCCAACACAGCTCGTTATAAAATAGAGGAATAAGCTATTTGAAAATTCGTTCTCTCCGGTCCTCGCAAAATAATATTTCTTGGCCCTATCCAATTCATATAAGCAACATTCAACCACATCTTTCCTGTCTCGAATACCATAACACGCCGACAGATAATACATGAAATAATAGTAGAGGACTAGTGAATGATAAGATGATATCTTTATTTTATTATACAATACATATGGGACGCATTTTTCGTTCAGTTCATAAGCAATTAAAACAATATGATTATCATTATTCTCCGGCGAAACAATATATCGAACAGGAATATATTTCAAAAATGGATGATACTTCTTTATTTTAATCTTCCCAAATTGTTGTATATCTTTTAATAGAGATGTCGGATTCTGAACTCCAATCTCAATATATTTAACTTCCGGTGAATAATAATCCGCCAATCCTGAACTTTTCATATAAGCATAATACGCAATATCCCCAAAAAATATAACATCATCCCTTTTAACAATATACTCATATATCTTCTTCTCCATCTCCGATTTTACATACTTACTCCGCTTTTCAACAAAATTCTTCGGTTTTTCAATCGGAAAATACTTCTCCAATTTTTGTAATCTCTCGTAATCTTTCTTCCATCTAAACATACTCTGTTGCGGGTTCGTAAGAGATACCAGCATATCAATTTTCATATATTTCGGTAATACATAATTCATTCCATTCATCGTCTTATATGGAATCAAATTGTATATCCTTTCCGGAATATAGACAACATCCGCCACTTCCTGAAAATAATTGAATATTTTATAAACACCAGCATGAACCCCCTCCCGAATATCAACATACTTGAATCCAGCCTTAAACAGCTCATTCCCCAACTCAACACAATGCTTCTTTGGCATGGGACTGTAAATATCAAAATCCACGATTTTACCTTCCCTATTCTTATATATTTTATCATCATCGGGCATGAATTTGTTCAAAGATACTCCACCATATATTTTCAACTTATTTCGCGCAATGAATCGCTCAACAATTTCAATCTGTTTTTTATAATCTTCCAATCCAATATTTGGAACATCGGTATTTTCAACTTCTATTTTTTCAAGTAGAGCGGGAAGTTCTTCATAAAACTTCTCTGAATATATTTCATATTGGTTCGTCATATTTATATTATATATGATTATATTTTTAAGTCGGAATCATCTTCTACTTTATTCGGGCGATGAATAAAATTGAGTTCGTGATTCCATTCCTTCTTCTTAAACTCAATCTGAGGTGTAGTCCTCGGCCCCACACAAATATTCTGTAATATTTCAAACTTCGGGCTCTTCGAATGATTTCGCGTCTTTATTAAATACCCGATGTCATCGGACCCCTTCTTACCAGACCGCAACATTTCCAAGCAAAGAAAAAGAAGAACCCCGTGATAATTCACGTGCTTATAACCACTACACACAATGTAATTCATCGCATAATCTAAATGATAAATTGTTAATACCAGCGCCTTATTATAATAAACTTTATACGCTTTCCTCTCAAAATAAAAGATGGGCTCTTCCTCTTGAACATCCACATCATGCGCTTCGCGAATGCGCCCGATGAAATCCTCCGGCCTCTCATGATAAACGTGATAATCTCCCTGATATGGCCCATTCTCAGCCCCACACATCAAATAGTATGTATAATATCCGGTCATAATATACGACCCATCGGCTTCCCTATGAATAAGTGCCAACACACTTTTATGAATATCGGTCGTATAAGAAGACGCATGTGGGCTATAAACAACTTTCTCTGAGTTCTTATTCCATTTATCGACTTGCGCCTTCCATAAAAATGGCTCAATCTCCAAATTTTCTTTCCACGCTAAATAATTAAATTTAGGGGTCATGTATTCGTAGAGTAATATCGGGACCATTAACATCCCATTAAAATTCAGGCGCGCCCCATATAGTAAAACGGAATCAACGTGCTTCGTAATGGTTGGGTTCGTTTTAACGACGACGGCCGCCACTTCAAAATTGACATCGACGTTCAATCGGTCAGGATAAATATCATTTCGCGCTTTAACATAGGGGTGCTTCATCCGAAAGAGCTCGTCCGCAAGGTGTCTGGCGCTTTCCTCGATATCGTCGCAATATACGTATAGAGGTTCAAGGAGCCACTCCGCCTGACTGGGGTCATCCGTCATTGTTATTTCTCCACTCACTATTTTTTGCTTCCAGTCGAACATTTTCAAATTCATAATAAACGTATTATCTTTCATTTTAGAAACAATCGATAGTATATCCCGTTTGACGGAAAGTTTCGTTTCAAGGTCCTTCTTTGAAAGAGAGTTCCCTTCTTTTACAATAGTATCAATTTCTGACATACCTATTATATACTATTATTTTTATACCATTTTTTTTCTAAATATAAAATAGTAATTATGCTTTGGGTTTCACAAAATATGAAAGAATTTCCGGAATGGATAAACACGAAATTTATAAAATATCGGATTAAACAGGTTGAAAACAAATCGACAAAATGGGATTACCGGCCATTTCAAAAATTCGTCAGGGACTATCTATCAATGGAATCCCCATACCGCGGGATATTGCTCTATCACGGCCTCGGGAGTGGAAAGACGTGTTCAAGTATCGCCGTTGCGGAGCATCTTAAAACAAAAAAGAACGTGATTATTTTATGCCCAGGAAGTCTCCGGACGAATTACATAACCGCCCTAATGGGTGATTGCGGTGTCGATTACACTGATAAGGACTACTCTCGTATTTACACGTTTATCAGTTATAATGCGCCCAACACGCTCGAACAATTACAGAAGATATCTTCCCTCGATAACCAT